TCGCATCTCCTCCCCCAATGTAGGCGGCGACCCGATGATGTCCCACGGACCGACGCAAATCCCAGGGAGCGTGATGAACGAAGTCATGCAAGGCGTCCAACGCGCCAGCGCCAACGGGATGACAATGATACCCACGAGAGATATTCCGATGAACCCTAACTCATACACACACGATGACCAGTCTCGACCCAATTATGTCCCGGAGAAGTCGGTCCATTTCGCCGACGGCCACGACTATATCAAAGAACACACCTCAATGGAAAGCATCGTCCGCGCCAATGCGCGCCAGTCCAATCAACTCGACACTATCGAGGCAATTTATTACGACCTTCAAATGCCTATTCTCATCGGTGTTCTGTATTTCATCTTCCAGATGCCCATTTTCCGCGCACAACTGCTCCACTTCCTGCCGTCATTATTCGCGGAAGACGGGAACTTCAAAATTATGGGACTCACCGCGACGAGTGTGATGTTCGCAGGGACGTTTTTTGTGATTACCATGGTTTTCAAGAAGTTGGGAGAGGGACTCCGATGAGCGCTACGCTCAGTCGCTCCGCGCCTTTTTCCGCGTCTTCTTCGCATCCTTCGCCTTCGCCTTCGCCTTCGCACCCGCACCCGCACCCGCGTGTTCATACGGAATATACCGCAGAAACCACTCCTCAAACTCGCGCGAATCACGTTTCCCCTTCAACTCCTCGTATTTCTCCGTCTTCTCAAATCGCATCGACTCCAGCGTCGGTTGTTTTCCATAACAATTAATACTGAAACGCCGTAATAATCCACTCTGTTTGAGGCGGTTATGCTGCTGGACGTCAAAAAGGAACTGGGACATACACATAATGCGATTGATGTCGTAGTATACGCGGTCGGCGTAAATGAACGCGAGGTAGAAACTCAACATTGTATCAATTGTCGCAATACGAATAGACTCGCCCGCGCCCGCGTCGCCGTCACCGTTTACCCGTATTGTATTATAACTATGACACGCGAGTGGCTTATACAAGAACGCGATGACTTCATCACCGATGCGAATATCGTAATGCTCGGAAATAACCTCGCCGATGCCCGTGTGCTTCGTATATTTGACATCGGTATACTTATGCGCGGTGAGTTCGCGGACGACGGCTTCGCATAGTTCACGCGGTTCTTCCGAGAGTACGTCAAAATCGGGGATTTTCTGGATGATACGGCGTTGGTGCTTTGGCATATACCGCGAGTAGAGGATGTTCGCATACCCGCCGAAGAAGACCGCGCGGTTCTTGATGAATACATCACGGACGATATTATATATATCCGTCTCGGCCAGTTCTTTCTCTCTGTTGCTTTTATAGGAAACATTGGATTTACGCACGGAGTATTCACGGCTTGCTTCGGGGCTCCGGCTCCGGCTACGGCTCCGGCTACGGCTACGGCTACGGCTCGCGCTACGGCTCGCGCTACGGCTCGCGTCCGCGTCTACGTCTCTCGTCTTCATAGAATATAACACAAATGTGTCATCCGCGCTCAGTAATCTCTCGTAAGTCGCAATCAGCCGATACCTATGTGTGATTTTATCTTCCTCAACCGTATACTTGAAGTCGCCCATCGTCTCCTCATGGGAAGGGACCGCGTGATACAATCGCTTTAAATACGCGCCTAGGGTATGATACTTCCGAATCACGGCGCTGATGGCTTTACGCTTTAATGCTTTTACAGAACGAGTCGCACTGCGACTGCCGCCGCCGCCCTTCTTGACGGTCCTCGACGCGGACCTCGTCCGTGAAATACTAACCTCCCCCGTATTCGCCTTCGTCGCGCCTTCAAACCCGCGCTGGTATTCTATTTTATCACATTGATAGCCTTTCAGCGGATAATGTGTGTTCAGTAATGTCAAACGCTTCTGGACTTTCTCCCAACGAGAAACATCGCCATCTGGACGCGATAGTTCTAAATACATTGCCATCCGAAGAAAGTCGGGCGGAGCATACCGGAGTCCTTTTTTTACAATCGCATCTCGAGAGATTGCCTTGAATAGCGCGGGCTCCATCTGCGTAATATCCGCAATCCCCGTGAAGTTCACGAACACCTTATATGTGCCGTGATGAACACCGGATTTGGCTTCTACATCTTCGTATCCGGCCTTGTAATAGATATCTGCGAGCTCCTTCGCGTGATCCAACGCATTATCCGAATAAAAATCATAATCGGGAAGTTCGATGTCTTTATTGTAAAACTGGGCGTCTTCGGGGAGGATATTATTGATGGCGGTGCCGCCATAACAGACGAGCTTTTTATCCGCGATGAATTCCTCGACGATGGAGATGATTTTCTTAACCTGTGGATCTTGGATGATTTTCGCGCCTTTTCGTTTTTCCATTAGGTCCACGGCTTCGCGCAGGATTTCGAGCTCTTTTTCATCGTAGGTCGAATTGTCGTCGCCGTCGCCGTCGCGGCGATGGTGCTTGCGCGGCATTCAAATACTTTTATTCTGAATAATAAATAATATGATGGTAGTTATCATATGATTAGAAAATACTCTCATGACTCGTGTTCGTCGCTCGTTGCGGCTCCGCCTCCACTCGCTCCGAACACTCGGACAATCTTCGTCAATCCATTACCTCATGTCGCAACGAAACGGTGAACACGAGAGCAGCGAACACGAGCCCCGGAATTGACGAAGATTGCCTGAGTGTTCGGAGCGAGTGGAGGCGGAGCCGCAACGAGCGACGAACACGAGAGCGTGATGAACCGTAAATTTGTGAGTGCGTGTGGAGCCGACCCAAAGGGTCAGGCGCAAGGAGCACCTCACAAATTTACTTTACAGGGTAATCTTGACCCCACCCGCCGCCTCCGCAGGTCGCGCCTCCATCGACGCCTTCGGATTGGGCGGTGCCGGCGGAGCAATCGTAATCGGGACATATCGAAGGTCCTCCGGTTTCAAAATGAACGCATACCCTACCGACGCGAATTTATCCTCATACGCCTTCAACTTCTCATCACGCGCCTCCTCCTGAAAGCACATGGCCGCAATTTGGCACCCCCACGTAAACGGCCCGTTGTGTCCGTCATTGATGGGTCGCCCCCCTTTATCCGGGAGAACCAAACACATATTCTTCTTATTCGCGTCTTTAAATGCCTGTGGGTCGCCCACATTTTTCACGCCAAAATAGGTATACTTACTAAGAAACATCGTATTGGAACTCATATTTATCAGCTCAAACAGTTTCGTTTTACGGTATACCGGGTTCGTCCCGTCCACCATCAAAATGATTTTCCCTTTGAAATCCGAGAGATTTTCATTGCCTAAATCTTTGGATTGGTATTCGCGTCCGTATTTTGGACCAAGGAGGTTTCGCGCGACGGTCTTGCTCCCAATAATAACCTTTGCGAGGTTGTCATACATTGTGATATTTTGCGACATAATCCGCATATGGATAATGAAGGGGTCGCCTGGATTGGGGCATTTAGAACCGGAGAATGCGTAACTCCCGAGGACTTCAAATGCGTCGGAGACGGGAATATGGTTATACGTTTCTTTATAATTAAATGAATTCACAGACGAAGATGCGATGACTGGCTGATTATCCACCGAAAACACCTCGAAGTCGATGAACCGACACCCACGTGCGATAGTATAGAGACACGCGTCCATACTCACCGTCGAGTTCTTGAATTTATCGGGATTGAATGCGTTATACGCCGCCTTGATATAGTAATCGCGCAGTTTGAACCGGCTTTGACTGTCTTCTGGATTAATAGATGTAATGTTCTTGTCGATGAATTCTTTCGTATTTGCGTCGGGGTTTTCGAGACCTTCTTTTCCGGTCGTCGGCGACGGCACAGTCCGAGCGGGAGCGGGAGCGGGAGCGGGAGCGGGAGCGGAAGCGGACACGACGGGCGCTAACTTTCTACGCTGATGTATCGTCATTTCATTTTCGGTTGTATCCACTGTAAAATTCTCGGTGGAAAGCACGCCGCCGTCGCCACCGCCAATTAACGACCGGACCTTTGTAGGAACAAGTTGTTCCATTTGTGAAAGAAACGTCTCGGTATCTGACCGTGGTGGCACCGTCGCCGCCGCCGCCTTCGCCACGAATCCTTCGCGCCACTGCCGCCTCCGCTCATAACACCGCGTTTTAATAAGTTCCGATATTTTCCATAATGCGAAAACCAATATAATAATACCAATAAACACGATTTCTATTTGCGATTCTTTCATTGTAATTATATATCAAGGATATAATAATTATATCAAGGGTATAATTATATATTTTATATATAAAGCTATAATAACGATAATCTATACTAAAATATCGGGTATTAGATAATGACCGGCGGCTTATTGAATCTCGTCGCCACTGGCAACCAAAATGTCATTTTAAACGGCAATCCCAAAAAATCATTCTTCAAAAGCACCTATCTTAAATATACGAATTTCGGTCTTCAAAAGTTTAGAATTGATTTCGACGGCCAGAAGAAACTCCGAATGACAGAAGAGTCCAAGTTCACGTTTTATATGCCGAGATATGCGGAATTGCTGATGGATACCTATGTCTGCGTGACACTCCCCTCCATCTGGAGCCCGATTCATCCTCCGGCAAATGTCGGCGATATGTGGGCGCCTTATGAATTCCGCTGGATTGAAAACCTCGGCACCCAGATGATTAAAGAAATCACGATTTCCGTCGGCGGTATGACCCTCCAGCGTTTCTCCGGCCACAATTTGGCGGCGATTGTCGAGCGCGATCTGGATAACACCAAGCGCGAATTGTATAATGAAATGACAGGCCACGTCCCCGAATTATATAATCCAGGTTGTTCGGGCGCGCGCTTGAATCAGTATCCCAATGCCTATCGCACGGCCAATGTCGCCGGCGCGGAGCCATCGATTCGCGGGCGCAAGATATATATCCCCATCAACGCGTGGTTTACGATGTCATCCAAGATGGCGTTCCCCCTCGTGTGTCTCCAATATAACCAACTCCAAATTGACGTGACGCTGCGCCCCGTGAAGGAATTATTCACCATTCGCGATGTGGGCGACTCTGGCAATTATTGGCCCGTCGTCCAACCCGACTTTACGAACCCCCTCCATCAAATGTGGCGGTTTTTATACCCGCCCCCCAGTATCGATTTGTCGCTGAATTCATACCCGAGTCTTCGCACGGACTGGAATGCGGATGTCCACTTGATGGCGACCTATTGCTTTCTGTCGGATGATGAATCCAAAGTGTTCGCCGCGAACCAGCAGAAATACCTGATTAAGTCATATTATGACTGGACGTTCAATGATGTAACGGGGAATAAGAAAGTCAAGATAGAGAATTCGATGGGGATGGTGGCGTCGTGGACGATGTTTTTCCAGCGGAGTGATGTCAATATGCGGAACGAGTGGAGCAATTATACGAACTGGCCTTATAATTACCTCCCATACGATATTATACCTGCGCCGATTGACGATGACTGGCGCCCCGTGTCATTTAGTGAAGTCGTTACCACCGCGAGCGATATCACGACGACTGCGTGGCAATCGCGCCCTGATTTCGCGAACGACCGTTATTATTATGACAAAAACGGGCCGAAGAACGGGATTGGCCCCGGTATTAATCCGAGTGATAAACGCCTGACCGGCCTTCACATTACGGGGGATTTTCAGTCGGAGAATGAGCGCGACATTTTACAGATGTTGGGGATTTCGTTGAACGGAAAATACCGCGAGAATTTGCTCGATGCGGGGGTATACAATTACGTGGAGAAATATACGCGGACCCGCGGGAGTGCGAAACCGGGGATATATTGTTACAATTTCTGCCTGAACTCGGACCCGTATGACCTACAACCTAGCGGTGCTATCAATATGAGTAAGTTCAATCAGATTGAGCTGGAACTCACGACGATATATCCGCCGTTGGATACTGCTGCGGAGGTGAAGGTCATTTGTAATCCGAACACACGAGAGATTATCGGTATGAATAAGCCGAATGTGAATATTTATTTGTATTCGTATGACCTCCATATACTGGAGGAACGGTATAATGTGCTGACATTTGTATCGGGGAACTGTGGGTTGATGTATGCGAGATGAAATACATCGTTTCGTCTGCTCCGCAACTCCACTCAGTATTTCATCTCTATTCGCGGTTTACGCCCCCGGGTTGTTCGGTATTTAGCACAGTATTGGCACATGCACGACGTGAAACACGGAGTGAAGTAGCGGAACCGACGCATCGCGGAGGAGGAGCTACTGAACGACGTGAAACGACGTCGAACGAATAATCTATTGTATATATAACCCGAATACATATACAATGGCCGATGATGATAATGAAGAAACAAATGTAGACGACGCCGGCGGCGAAGAAGAAGATAGCACATTTAGCAAAGTAGGTGGGATGTTCGGTGGTGGCGCCGAGGCCGATGACAAGGACAAAAACAAGGACAAGGACAAGGCCGCCACAAAGAAAGCGGCCCCGAAATCCATGTTCGATATCGCCGCACTCAAAGAATTCGGATTGAGTGTCCTCACGCTCTTCATTGAAACCATCATTATTTCCGTCATTTGTGTTAACATTTTGTTCTTCTGTGCTCCCGAAAGTATCCGTATGAACAGTCTCAATCTAGAAAAACTATTCCCCACCGACCGCCATAAATGGCCGTATTGTTATACCAATGAATATACATCGTGTGATACGGATTGCGAAGACAAGTTCGGTGGAATTGCGGATGACCCCAAACTATCATCTGCTAAAAAAATCTACCTGAAAGCCGCGATTATTCTAGATACCTATATATTTAAATGGTTTTGCCTCACAAAAGAAGAACTGGATATGATAAAAGAGAGCGTGGATGAAGGAGTAACGAAAGTCAATCTCCTGAACTGGGATTTTATTAAGTCGCGATTTAAGCAATGGATTAACAATTCTTTCATATTTTCATTCTCATCGGACCGCGCGATGTTGCTCTATATCTTTGAGTACATCACCAAAATATCGCACAGTATCCCGAAGGAATTATACGACGCCGTCTCGCCGCTGCTCATCATTTTTATGCCGCTCGTCTTTCTTTTATTCGCCGGATTTATGTTGATGGGCGGACCTTTTTTCACCACCGTCATCGGAATGATATTAAATCCAACCGATAATCGTAAGGAATTTATTGGCGGGTCGTTATGGTCGTTATTTACTGGATTTGGCCTCGGTATATTGCCCGTGATATCCTACATCGTCCAACTCATTCAATTCATCGGCACATTCTTTATTTACCCGCTACTTCACTGGGACCAGTATCGCGAACTGTATGCGCGGTATGTTCCGATTATCTTCTTCTTCTTTAATTTGACACTGATGTTTTACGCGTTTGAGTATCTGGAACTCAATGTTGCGGCGATTGTTATTCTGATGTTGCTGACACTGTATCTCACGCATTATTGGCAGGGCATTATGAACTTTTTCGATAAAATAAAGAACTGGGGCGCATAACGTAGAAAGAACCTAAATAGTTCATTGTATAAGGTAATATACCGCGTATTATACAATGGGTAATGGTAAAAAAGCACACGCATCGGTCGCAGCCGTGCCTGATAAGTCAACCCCCGAGTATTTCAAAAAATATCCCTTTGTGAGTGTATGTACGCCTACATTCAATCGTCGCCCCTTTATTCCCGCGATGCTCGCGTGCTTCAATAACCAGGATTACCCACAAGACCGCATGGAGTGGATTATTATCGACGACGGCACCGATCTAGTGGAAGACCTGGTCGCGTCGCATCCTCGTGTGAAGTATTTCAAATATGACACAAAAATGACACTGGGAAAGAAGCGCAACCTGCTTCACGAGAAGTCGCGCGGTGAAATCCTGGTCTATATGGACGACGACGACTACTATCCACCCCAGCGTGTATCTCACGCGGTCCATATGTTGGTTACCCATCCAGACGCATTGTGTGCGGGTTCCAGCGAGATTTACATATATTTCAAACACATTGGGCAAATGAAGCGGTTTGGACCCTATGGGCCGAATCACGCGACGGCGGGAACATTTGCGTTCAAACGTAAATTGCTGAAACAGCACCGGTATAATGAGGAGGCGTGTCTGGCGGAAGAACGCGCGTTCCTGAAAGATTACACAGTCCCCTTCGTTCAACTCGACCCGATGAAGGTGATTCTGGTATTCTCTCACGACCATAATACATTCGATAAGCGCAAGTTGCTGGTAAATGCGAACCCGGATATCGTGCGCGATTCGCCCAAGAAGGTGATGGATTTCATCAAGGACGCCGCGCAACGTCGGTTTTATATGGTGGAACTGGAGAAACTTCTGGAAGATTATGCGCCGGGTCGACCTGAAATGAAACCGGACGTCATCGCGCAAACTCTCCAACTGGAGAAGGAGCGCGCGAAGATGGCAGAAGACGCTGCTGCTGCGGCTGGGGGTGGCGGCGGGCAAATCATTTTACAGCAGCCTGGACAAGCACCCGTTACATTGAATAACCAACAAGTCGTCCAGATTATTCAGAATTTACAGTCCGACCTTGATACGCGTAATAAAGAAATCGAACAATTGAAGGAGGATAACCGTTTACTGAAACAACATTGTGAAAGTTTACTAGGCGACCGTCTTCGCGCGCCGTTTGCTCCTGCTCCTGCTCCTGCTCCTTCTCCGGTTCCCGATACCGCGTCCACTTCCGTGGCGACTGATACAGAGACCATATTTGTATAGTCACACTACCGCCCGCGCATGTCATAATATAGAACAAAATTCATAATATAGAACAAAATTCATAATATAGAACAAAATTCATTCTATATTATTATTATTATTATTATAATATTACCGTATTACTGTATTACGCTTTTACGATTTCAACCGATTTGATAAGCATGACCAAAAAACTGTTCTTTGATTCGTGAATCACAAACTCGCGTGTCTTGTTATATTCTTCAAATTTATTCGTGAGAATACCTTCAATCTCACTCACAGGGAGGTCATCATCCTTGGTTTTATATCTGACTTCATCGTTCTGGTCGTCGTCATCACGGTCGCGTGACCGACCTCCCCTGGACTTCGATTTAGATTTCTTATTCTCAGACGTAGAGTTTTCTGGCTCAATATACTCCCACTCTCCAACTGCCTCAATCGTTTGATTATTTGTATTGAAAGATATGGAATCCGAATTGAAAACCAGCGCAGAATCGGGCGCGTGTTTATATTCGACAAGGTCAATTTCGGTGATTAGGTCAAACTCGTCCAGAAATTGATTCTTACGAAGATAGCTGCGAATATAGCTGATAATGTCGGGTGTTATTTTCACGGTATACGTCTTATTGTCGCTGTCACTGTCGCTGTCGCTGTCGCTGTCGCTTCCACTGCCACTTCCACTGCCACTTCCACTGCCGCTTTCGCTTCGGTTCCGGCTCCCGCCACCTTCGGTCTTCTTTTTATCAGCGGCTGGGGTTGGCGTATTCGTAGAAATACATTCTACTTCAGTGTCTAAAATTAAACGATATTTGGAATCAAAAGAGATAGATGCGCCCATAGGAAGAATGTTTCTAAATATTGGTAATATCTTTTTGGACTTATTCAAACGCGTATTTACACAGTGATAATATCGCCGCCGTCGGCACTTCGGTCTGCTTCGTTATCGCCATCCGACTCCATTTTCTCCATATATTTGTCTAAATACCGGTAGATACGATTGATGTCCAATTTCGTAATTTCATACATTTCCAATATGCGCGGAATTTCATCCTCGGAATACTGCTTTTTAAGCGTCAAGAAAAACGCAAAGAGATCCTTCTGGTCCATCGATAGCTGGATACACAGGTTCTGTATAAATAATTGGTTGTTATACTCGGTGCTGTATTTTGTAAGCACCTTTGTAAATCGCACTTCCGTAGGATGAAACCGCGCCTTTTTGGGGAACGATTTATGATAAAGATGGTGGTTGTAAAATGTTTTAATCAGGGACGACAGTTCATTGAACAGCCAAATCTGGTTCTGGAATGTAATGCGGTCAAAATAGTCCGCCTGGCAGATATTGTCGAGGACGAGTTTATAAAAGGGCGCGGATACCGCGACGGGCAATTTCTCGAGAACATCTATCACATTTTCGTGCCATAATAAACCAATCGTCGTCCGGTCCGTCTCGTTGATGAGGACATTATGCTCTGATATCGGATAGGACGTATTCATCAATTTCTCGGTGATTTTCTTGATGTCCTCATTATAGGTCTTCGGCTGGAATATCGCGTGGAGGATATTATTCGCGAGTATCGTGTTCGACTTCTTACTCATCTCGGCCACGGCGCCAAGTTTGCGGAGATTGCCTTGGACGAAGGCGATGATGTTTTTCAAAGTCGCCGCGTCAATATCGGGTATCGTCATATCAATAATGTGCGTCATTTGCGCGGGGGTCGGCGTCTTCAACTCGTATACATAACACACCTTCATCAGCTCTTTGATTTTCTTGTCAATGTGGTAATTCCCGATACATATAATGGGGTTCATCGTGATTTCCTCCTGCTTCTGCTTCTTCGTCTTTTTGGGGCGGATGAGCTTGATGAGAGATGTAATCCCGCCCTTGTCGCCGTTATTCATTCCGTCGAGTTCATCCATAACGACGACGATTTTCTGGACTTTGCGCTGGAAGATGGACATGATGTTCTTATCGGAGATGTTGTGCTGGGTGATGGAGTCGATGATGGATTTATTGCGTATATCGCCTGCGTCGTATTTCACCATATCATAGTTGAGTTCTTTAAGTAGTCGGATGACGAATTCGGTTTTGCCGGTGCCTGGCGCGCCATAGATATAGATGCCGCGCTTGAATGTAAGGTCTGCTTTGTTTTTTTGGAAAGAGGCGAGGAAATCGCGGATATTGTTGTAGATGGCTTCACGTCCGAGGAAGTTTGTGTAATTCACGCCCCCGGCGCCGAGACCGAGACCGAGACCGAGAGATTTAATTTCCATTACACGAAATCACGTTATTTACACACAACTTTTTCTTTTTATATATTATAACCCGGTATATTCAGAAAATGGACGCGATTCAACAGTTGTTTGCTCCTCTCGATAAGGATTATTGCTTGCTATTTTACTGGCTGACTGTCGTGAATTTTATCTTCCTCGCAGTAGCGGGTCTAGGGTTCATTTCGTCACTCGTGCTCTTATTTAGGGGAAAAATCACGATAATGAGTGGCGTTTATTCGTTCTTGATGATTCTGGTATATGCCCTCATGTATTTCCAGAGCCGTCTGTTCTACTCCATGTGCGTCACTGGCAATATGAAGATGGGCGCTTACGGAGTTGGTGGCGCGCCGTCTGATTCTCTTCCCGCAGTCGCAAAGGCCGCATCGGGTGCCGCACCAGGCGCATACAGCATGTAATGACATAAAGAATGTATCGTTTCATATCAACGAAATTTATTTATGTCATTGAAAAAGAATTCATATCGCGCACTTTAGTGACGCCGCACGCGATTTTTGACCGTCAACGATACCCTCCCACGGAGCATACCCTCCGTCTCCGGTAATAGTAGAGAAAGTAGAGTCCTTAATTAGACGGAATTTATCACAATCAGGCGTATTAGGTGTAGTAAATGTCACCCCCAATCCATAAGTATCAACACAACTGGTTCCCTCCGCATTTAATTCCATCCTATCCGGGCATTTCGCGATTTCAGGCGGCCATTGTTGCGCGCTCTTTGACTTCCAGAGCAAAATCGCGACAGTCCCCACAGAGATAACGAACGCGATGACAGCCAATATCAAGACCATTTTCTGGATGGAGAGAGAGAAAAAGTTGCTAAACATCCCTGTGCCACTGCCAGTGCCACTGCCGCTGCCATTCGCGCCAGATGACGAACTTCCAAACGCGGACGAACCTATATCTTTCGCTTTTGAAATAAAATCCATACTACTACTATATATTCTATATAATTTATATAATACTCTATATAAATAACTGTATATAAAATACTCTATATATCCGTATAATGAACCGGTTTGAATATCGCACATTTCCCGAAGAGACGTTTATCGGACAACCAAAGAACGGGCGTCTGGATATTGTCACCCCCCAAACCCAGGACCAGTTCGCCCTTTATGATAAAAACCCTGTCCATCAATGCGTGACCTACCGTGACGCACTCAACGGCATCTGGGAGAACACGCCGCTCTCCAACGCATTCTTTAGCAAAGAGAATATGCAGATTATCCAAAACGGAATCCGCGCGGGTGTCTATCAGAGGTCGCGCGGGAAGTATGTCGTCGGCGAACAGGATTGCGATACCCTGCGCATCATTATGCGGACGATTTATCTCCAGAACGCCGCGAATGCTCCCACCGCTATCCGCGAGCAGATTATCGAGTTGAATGAATTAGTATTTGAATATTGTGTTCCCCGTGTCCACGGTGAGGCGGAGGGATATATTCAGTATAAGCGTGATGTGAGTAATATGTATACACCGATGGCGCGGCCGAATTTCTCGGATTACAAACATAAGACTCTGGAGTTGAAGCCGTGGTTTTGATGTTGCTCTCTCGTTACTCCACTCGGCTATCGCCTCCTTTCGCCCTCGTTCGCGGTCGTGCTCTATATCGGCTCCAAAATAATAAAAAAGTGTTGTTTTTTATTATTGGTGTGCGTGTCCGTATATGGCATCATAATCAGACGCAGCCGTCTACTTCTTTACCACCATCTTCTTCTTCGTTGCCGCTGCCGCTCCACCCCCCGCTGCGCTACCGCTACTGCCGCCGCCCGTCGCCGCCGCCTCCGCCGCAGCCGCCCACTTCTTATACTCCACTTCCAATTCATCCAAGTCACGCGTCCATAATGCTTGAATCGTCGTATCGGTAAGTCCCTTGTGTTGCGCGCGCTTGGAGTCGCGCTCGGAGAGCAGGTGTCGGACATTCTCATCCGTCACACTATCCATCGGCATTTTCAGCAGGTATTTGAACTCGGTGTCGCCTTCAATGTGCTCGTAGCCGTGCGCGGTCATCTTCGCGAATACAGCCTCCTTCGTCTGACGACGCAATTCCAGTTTGTCGTCAAGCACTTCCTGAATATACCGGGCGCGGTTCGTGAGGACGCGCAGTTCATTGCCGAGTTGTGCCAGCATTGCGGCCTTGCGCTTTGAATACAGGGAGAGGCGCTCCACGTAATAATCCTCAATGATGTCGTAGATTGTCGCATATTTCCGCAGTTTCTCGCGCGCGTCGAAGAGGTTCATATTCGTGGTGCTTTGCGTCGTGAATAATCCGAGCAGCTTCTCTAGTTTGTTCGTTCCGGCGTCGGCATCCACGACCACTGCTTGAAGGTCCTTCGGCGTATGCGGATACGAAGGATGGAACGTGACGGTGATATCCACGACAGAGTCGGTTGACATATCCGTATACTCTTTGAGAATGGGGACGCCGCCGGCGGTCTTATCCTTGCCCTTGTCTTTGTCACTCGCAGACGCCGCCACAGGCACGTCCATCAACTTCTCTAGGAATTCCTTATAATCGTCGGTCCATGTTCCAATGGGGAGCTCGGTGATGCGGACTTTACGGTCGGCGATGATTTCGTAGGTGCCTTTGATGAGGTATTTCGGCGGAGCTTCAACAGATGACATATTTTTCACAGTCCCCTTGAACCCTTTGAAATACGGCTCAATGACGGGACGGTCACCTGCCGAAACACCTGCGATCACCGCCCGAATATACGCGATGATTTGAAGTGGATTATGCGGCATAACATCCGTGCTGAATCCCGTTCCGATTCCCTTGCTTCCATTGACGAGAATCATCGGAATCGCCGGCGCGTAGTATACCGGCTCCACCATCTGCCCGTCATCGTCGATATACGACAACACCGCGTCGTCTTCTTGGCGGTAGATGAGTCGCGTCAGTTTGTTAAGTTGGGTGAAGATATATCTTTCACTCGCACTGTCGTGACCCCCCGCACCTCTAGTCCCAAACTGACCATTGGGTTCTAGCAGATTGATATTGTTGCTCCCGACGAAGTTCTGCGCCATCCCCACAATCGCCGCATTCAAACTCGCCTCGCCGTGATGATACGCCGAGTGCTCCGAGACATAACCGCTGAACTGCGCAACCTTGATTTCCGTTTTGAGCCCCCCCTTCTTGAACGCCGCATACAGGATTTTACGCAGCGAGATTTTCAGCCCATCCATCAGGTTGGGAATCGAACGCTCATTGTCATAGATGGAGAAGTGGATGAGACCGCGGTCTACGAACTCTTCATACGGAATCTCGGGCTTGGATGTATCGAGGAACGCCTCGCGTGAATAATTCGCCAACCAGTCCTTCCTGTCATCCGCGCGCTTCTTGTTGAATGCCATATCGAGGTGGTCGTCGCTTTCCTTGCCCGTATGGACGAATGCGACCATCTTCTTATGCTCGAAATACTCCTTGAACTCCTTCCCGGTGCTCGTGCCTAAACCTTTGTAATATTTCGTCGCCCATCCCGCAGGCACGACTTCACCCGGAAACTGTTTCTTCCACGCATCAAACTCGCCGTCATTATAGAAGAGCACTTCTTGCGCCCCGCGCCGCGCTTTCAGGATGGGTGTATTCATAAACCCGATGAACCCGGGAATCTTCGTCAGCGATGGCCACTCTATCTGGAAGAGATTGATTCCGAGACCCTGGATATGCGCGCCGTCTAAATCCTGGTCGGTCATAAAGAGGACCTTTCCATAACGCAGCCGCGTGGCGACATCTGCGGGCGTATACGTCTTCCCCGCTTCCAATCCGAGGATTTGCTTGATTTCCGCAATCTCGCGATTCTCCGCGATTCGTTTCGTCGTCTCGCCGTGGACATTGAAGAGTTTCCCCTTCATCGGGTAGACACCGATGTAATTCCGGTCTTCTTTGCTTAACCCGCTGATGATGCCCGCTTTCGCTGAATCACCCTCGCATAAGATAATCGTACATTGCGCGGATTTGTCCGGCGACCCCGCATAGTTTGCGTCCACGAGTTTAGGGATACCGCGGATGGTCCGGGTTTTCGCGCCGTCGGTCTTCTTCGCTGCTTTCGTGTCTTTGACTTCGGTGAGGGCGCACGCAGCGTCCATGACACCCATCTTGGCGAGTTTCTCGATGAACTCGTCACTGACTTTACACGATGACCCGAAATTGGCGACGGCGGTACCGAGCTCGTCCTTCGTCTGGCTGGAAAACGACGGATTATCGATATCGCAGCGGAGAAAGAGCATCAGTTGCTCCTTGATAGTATTCGGCTTGACATCCACTTTCTTCTTCTTCTTGATAACCTCCGCGAGCTTCCGGACGATTTGGTTGGTGATATACTCGACGTGCTTACCGCCGCGGGGGGTGTAAATCCCGTTGACGAACGAGACATGTGCGAATTCATCGGTGGTCGTCAGGCATACCACGTATTCCCAGCGGGGGTCAGGACACTCATAGATGCGCTTCACGCCGCCGCCGTCACCCGCGACCTTCGCGCCGATATACAAGTCAACATACTGCTGGAAATGACGCACGGGAATGAGCGCGCCATTGTATTTGACTTTCACGGTCTTGTCGGTCACGGCGGCAATGTCATAGGTGCGCTTCAGGAACAGTGCGACCATATCCGCAGTGAGGTTGTTCGCGGGGAGTCCGAAACGCGCGTAATCCGGGCGGAAGCTGACGCGGGTATAAGGCTTGACTTTAGACCTGGTGACCACGGGGGGCACGATTTCCGTGAGGTTGGACCGGAATTCTTGGATGTATTTAAGACCACGGACGTGATCGACAGTCTCCACGCGACCCCACACTGACCAAATAAGGACGAGTTTGAACCCGAACCCGTTCTTCCCGCCAACAATTTTCTCCTTCTTGTTTTCGTCATAGTTGGTTGATGTGCGAAGATGGCCGAAAATCATTTCAGGAATCCAGAGTTTATGTTCGGGGTGCTGGGCGACGTCGATGCCGTTGCCGTCGTTTGTCATATGAATCGTTCCATCGGCGGGGTCGATTTCGACTTCCAGGGTAGTGACGGGAAGTGCGTCGGGTTTGCCGTCGGCGACGGCTTGGGCCTGGCGGACGACGTGATCGCGCATATTTACCATACCTTCGTCAAAGAGCTTGTATAATCCGGGGATGTAGGTGATCAGACGGCGGGTCAGGAGCGCAGGAGCGGCGGCGGCCGCAGCAGGGTCGGTGGCGGGGGGCGCTACGTCCATGACATATTCCGTCGTCTCTGCGGGTTCAATCGTTCCGATATAGGTGTCCGGTTTTTTGAGGATATGCTCTCGGTCTGTCATCTTTTGATATTTCTGGAGGTCTTCGGTAGCGGCACCACCGGCGACACCACCGGCGGCGGCGGCGCTGGATTTAGAACTGACTTTAGGTGGCATGAATGAATGAATGAATGAATGAATGAAACCGAAGGTTTGCTATACTTCATTCCGACAAATGTTTAAATCACGTTCAATTTTATTTTGCGGTGAATATGTATCGCTAACGATACACTCGTCCGCTATGACTGCTCCACGTTATCGCACCACCTACGGGATGGGTCTCACATGTAATGATATTTACCGCATCGGCGACGCACTCGTCCAATATGACGCATCGGGGAATCCCGTCGTTATAAATGACCCATTCCGCGTTCCATATTATAAATGCCCAAACCTCGGGAATCCTACCGCCGGAATGGCGACATCCACGAATAATACCAATATAACAAAGAAGATGCGGTATGCGCAAGATGTCCGCGTCGCTACTGAAACCAAAAATGTGAAAAAGGTATATGCGGTGAATAATCTGAACAGGTTTGGGAGGTGGTCGGGGGCTCCTGGCGGGTTTGGCGCGCCGGTGACGAACTTATTCTAATGAATGAATGAGCGAATGAATGAATGAGCGAACGATAATTTCTAATGATAGTTTATAACGAGAGATTTAGCAAAATGGTGAAACGTTGCGACCGCAGTGATGATGGTTATTACCACATGCATGGCAAGAAATACGAAATGTTGGAGGGGTCTCGCGCCCAGGTGTGGCACGGAACCGCCTACAAGACCCCCGGTGGTCTCACCCGTGGAGAGCTGATTTTCAACAAGCACGGCCGTGTCGTCTCCGCAAAGAAGCACATGACCGCGAAGAAGGAGAACCGTCTGCGTAAGTATGGCTACACCGCTCGTAAGGGCAAGTTCGGCGCCATTAAGATTAACTCTAAGTCAGGCAAGCGTAGCCGTCTCGTCGCTACCCCCAAGAGAAGTTAAACGCACCAGCGCACACTGTAATACTATTATTATCGGATGTTATAATAGTATTATAACGTTATTATAACCAGAATCAGAACATGTTCACGAATAACAACATTATCATCGGTTATATTTTAGATTTTCTACAACAGAACAAAATATGGGTCGCCATAACCATCATAACAACGCTAATATGTAATCCCATTGAGATGATTGTATTATCAGACCTATTTTCGAAATTTACATCCGCCGTCAATAATCTAGAATACAAGAATTCGATTACGATTCTAATGAAGATAGCCGGATTAAGCGTGTTCGTAGATACCGTGTATATGGTGGGCAATTATTTCGACAAGATTTACTACCCGATGATGGAGAAGTTCATACGATTCGAGTTAATCGACGTCATCTTCAAGAATATTGAGGTGAACTATGAAAAAGAAGACATATCTAATCACATCATTAAAGCATTGAAGATACCGAATACAGTGACGTCATTTACCGGCAGGTTTATTTACTGGGTTGTTACATTTGCGCTCACTACTCTCGTAATTCTCGGATATATTATGTATCTGGACCCGCTGATTGGCGCGATGACCTTACTCGTGTTTGTATTGTTTTTCATTCTGTATTACTATATTTTATTGGATACGAAGAACACGTCCGAACATCGTGAAAACGAAGAGAAGCAATTAATGTCGAACATTGATGACGTATTGAGTAATTCTATTAGTATTATATGTACCAAGAAAATAAAGGATGAAAGGGAATTCCTGACGAATAAGCACAGTATATACGACGAAGCACATGAAACTCAATTATGGAGCACATCCAAAGGAGGATATGCGATGTCAATTATCGTTACAATCATACTGGTAATATACGTATACGTGATTCTTCGTTTGTATAAAAACCATAAAATCGACGGCACATCCACGATAAAGGTCATCATTATTATGTTGTTTTTCATTCGGTATATCAAGACATCGGCGCAGAGAAGCATTCTCGTGATTGCGGAATATGGCAAACTCGCCGAAAATGAAATGGATATTCGCAAACTTTTAGTGGATAAGGCCGATAATACCGGACATAAAACAGAAATACCGATTACTGGGGATATTGAGTTTAAAAATGTGTCGTTTAGATACGCGGCCACGGGGACGCCCCCTGCTACCGAAATATCCGGCGAAGACCACCCGAAAACCCTCGACAACGTCTCTTTTAAAATCAACGCACGCGACCGGGTCGCCATCATCGGAACGAACGGCAGCGGAAAATCCACGATTATAAAATTGTTATCCGGGTTCTTCAAGCCAACCGAGGGGCAGATATTATTCAACGGGGAAGATAGTCGCAATATCGACCGCGAATACCTGCGGAGCAAATTATCGATTGTCTCGCAAAAAGTGGTGTTATTCAATCGGCCGGTGCTGGATAATATATGCTACGCGACCAATACGCCGAAAGAAGAAGTCGTCAAAATCCTGGACCGCCTGAAAATAATGAATGTGTTTAAGAAACTGCCCCAGGGACTGGATACGATGGCGGGGGCGAGAGGCGAGAAATTGAGCGGAGGCCAGCGCCAGATTATTTACTTATTGCGGAGCTACTTGAGTAACAAACCGATTACGATTATGGACGAACCGACCGCTGCCGTGGATGCGTTTCATAAGAAATATGTCATCCAGATGATGGATGAAATGGCGAAAAAGACCACGATGATTGTGGTCACCCACGACTCCGAATTCGCGGCTTCGTTTCATAAAAAGATATACATTGAAGGCGGAAAAATTGTCTCGCGGTAGTGTAACCGACCGACCGAGCAATGTTACTAGTCATCGCCAGAAATAAACCTAATAATGTAAACCAACTTAAGCAAATATATGATATGTTCAAGACACGAAAAATACCGTATGAAATCGTAGCGAAATGTGACCCCGAAATGATTCAGCGTAAAGATATATGTGGGTTGATTATTCCCGGTTCGAGGTATCGCATTCACCCAGATGAACCACAGGACGAACTAGAATTAGAACTGTATTATCTGTTCCATTTTCCAAAGTTACCTGTGCTAGGAATATGCCACGGTTGCCAATTTTTAATGACCTATTACGGAGGTGACCTTATTCCATACAATAGTTATTGGAATAAGGATGTAAAAGTGGAACTCTCAAATGACCCGATATTTCATTGTAAAGAAAACACCCGAAAAGTAGACGCGTATGTCTATTTCCACGACCTCCCTGTCGTCACCCCCGCCGCCAAGAAAGCAGGTGTCCGAGAGATTGCGTGGTTTCGCGAGTTCCGCGATGGCCGGCGCCGCGCGGCTGCGTTTGAATTTGAAAAAGGACGCGTATACGGTTTTATGTTTCATCCCGAGGCGAAGAAAGAAACGCACGCGATTCTCTCGAATTTTTATTACAAGGTCGCGGCGTCGGCATCGTCGTCCGCGTCCGCCTCGTCGTCGTAGTCCGCGACCCACCACTTTATTGTAATCATCCCATTCTCGTCCAGGTATTCGGCGTATTCCTCCACGAAATACTTCTCAAAATACCGCTTGCTAATAATGCGCCGCTTCGCCGCGGAGTAGCACTTCCCGCAATAATATTCGTATGCGTTGTATAACGGTTGAGGGAACGAGAGATTCAGGGCGACACAGTGGTCGCGGAATTGTTCCAGGTATTCGTTGATTTCGGCGTTCTTATTCCACAGCCCGCACCCCACATTTAGGATATACTTATCGTCTTCAATGACGACATCGGGGTAGAAATGTCGGAGTATACCGAGAAGAGTCGCGTCCGATGCAGACGCCGACGCAGAAGCGGCGGCGTAGTCCTTGAATAGTGTTGAAAGTTCATCAATTTCCAACTCTATTTCTGTATCATTTATGACACAATGCTCGCCCCAAAATTGGCGGAACTGGCTGACGACGGGGAGGTAGCGACTGGTGCGGTGGGGGAATGCGTCCGATGCCGTCGACCCGGCATACTCCGCCAGCTTCGCGCGCAATGTCGCGGCAAAAAACATCGTCGGCAATCGAAACTCCGAGAGATACATCTTCCACAGATAGAGCATATTCGTCATTGAAATCTCGTGGTCGGCGGACGCGGGCTCCGTCGCGTATTCTACAAACTCGCTGATGATTTGCGGGTCGGTGCGTTCACACAAAAAACGAGCGTGGGCGGCGACTTCCGGTGTCTTACAATGAAGGCGCAAGAAATCGTCCGCATTGCTGAACCGGTGCGAATAATGCGCGGCAACACAGAATAGGTCAATGACGGCGGATTTCAAATCGGGGAGGTGCGAGAGACGTAGAAGGGACGCGGACGACGAGGACACGGGCGACACGGTCGACACGGGCGACACGGACGACACGGACGACGACGCGGCGGCTGCGGCGGTGGCGTGAATATCCACAATCCGACAATCCTTATACTGGTGTTCATAATATTTGAACTTGAATGCGGTGGAAAACGCGCCGGAGTTTAGCCCGAAGATACCGCCACACTCCGCGCCCAAATCTTTGATGAACTCCTTGGCGAGGGGCGGGACGAAGTAGACGAGAGCGGACGCGGAAGCGGAAGCCGACGCGGAAGCGGACTTCTTTAGGAGAATATCGCCGAGGATGGTGAGGAAATACTTGGCGTGATCGCGGGTGCGGAAGAGCGCGGGGTAGAGGAGCCCGATGACATTCTGGATGGTGCGGGATTCGGGGATGGAGGAGAGAATATCGCGGGATTGGATGCTTTTGATGATTTTGTTTTTAATCTTATACCTAATGCTCGTGGTAACGGTTGCGCTCGGACTCGGACTCGCACCACCAATCGCACTCGCACCGTCAACCGCGCCTATATTCGCGCCACCATACGAGGCGACTGATGAGGATGCGGAGGTGCCTTTGGCGCCGGAGGCTTCCGAGACAGATGCCGAGATAGTCACCGAGTCCGCGGAAGCACCGAAGGTGCTGGGTGTGGACGAGGTGAAAGAGAGAATCCGGTGATGAATCTCATCCTCGTGTATCAACGAATATCGGACCTGGTTGTTATATGTGAAATACAACTCGGACGCCGGACAATAGAAATATTTGGTCTTGTTTAGGAAGGTCTCCGTGATTTCGTCGGCGGTGACTGCGAGAGATTTCTTCCGGGTTTCGCGTTCGGCGTGCGCGGTCTGGTAGTTTTTGATGGATTGCGGGAGCTGGGTTTTCACATAGGCGTGGATTCGTTCGAGGATATATTCGTTGCCGGGGATGGCCGCGTTTGTATTCCATATCTCCGAGAGAATGGCGATGGTGTCGGGGAGGGAAGCGGTGGCGGCGGATGACATTTAATACTATGAATATATATAGGTTTATTATTGTTTCCGGTCGGTGTAATACAGATGGAAGACCCTTTACAAGAAAGAGTTAATTATTATAACACAGAATTAAGTAAGGATTATTCAAATGATGAAGAATCGTTATTCAGAATACTATTCGATTTATTCTGGGAAACGGCAATTAATCCTGATACAAACGACCTTATTATGAATGTTTTTAAATCGACACATACATCACAAGAAATAACTATTAACGATGCTTTCTATTATTTGTTTACTAGGCTATCAACACCACATACTGTAATAAATACATACAGTGACGGAACCGAAAACACAATTATAAAATCCCGAGGAGAACGAATAATATCCGTCTTATTATTGAAATTTATTCACTATTTTGCGTTGCGTATTCTAGAACTAGGTCCCAGTTCTCCGGAATTATGTGAACAATTATCTAATTTGGCAGGCCTTGTTGGATTGACAGACAACGAACGTATATTAAACGCAGCGGTTATTGATATTGGTAATTTTTTGATGATAACAACGGAACCAAAAGACGAAATACGAGCCATAATCGAGGCTATTCATAACATATTTACTCAACAGTTACAAATTGACATACCTGATAATATATCGATACAGATTACAATATCTGTAATATGTAAACATAAGTTAAAGGAACTGAAATGTCCTACTGTGCCCGATGATACACCAAAACCAAAACCAAAAACTGATATTAAATCATGGGATGAAATTAGGGTCAAAACACACGCCAACCTAACCGCAAGTATAACTCGTAAAATAGTTAAGACAGAATTAAAACCATTGTTAACACTTACTGATGAAACCAGCAAATTCCGTTACGCGCCCACGCAGCCAGTTATCAAGAAAAAGAAAAAAACTCCAGGACCCATTATCGGACAACAACGCCCCGCACTCTCCCTCCCTAAAGCTGCGCCTGCCGCACCGGTGGTTTTGCCCACTCTTTCCCATCGCGTTCCCGAAGCTCAATCCCGCAACAGAGGTACACACTCTGAAAATAAACCAGCGTGTCCACATGGTTCGGACTGTTATAGAAAAAATCCTGAACATTTACGTATGTTTTATCATCCTGGACGTTCCCCGCCGCCGGAAACTAAAAAACCTTGGAAAGGAGGTGGTGGCAGTGGTAAATCCACCAAACGCACCCGCCGTCGCCTCTCCACCAAACGCACCCGCCGCCGCCTCTCCACCAAACGCTCCACCAAACGCCGTTAACCACGCACGCCCATTATTTTTGCTATATTGCTGAAAAAATAATGGAATAACCGATTTAGCGCCTGCGCGAATGCTTGCGACGGTTCTTGGAGCCATTCTTGCGAGAACGGCCGCCCTTCTTGGACTTCTTGGAAGGTTTCTTTTGGCGACGGCGCTTGGAACGACGGCCGCCGCCTTTGGGGGGTCCGGCTGCGGCGTTGGTTGAGTTTGATGCTACAGTCTGCAGCGAACCATCGGCTAGTGCTGCTGCTGCTAATTCTTTAACTTGTTTTACTTGTGCTGGGTCTACTGCCGCTGCTTGGTCTACTCCTGCTGCTGCTTGGTCTGCTACTGTCGCTGCTGGTGATTGTTGTTCTTCTGTCGCTGCTGGTGATTGTTGTTCTTCTGTCGCTGCTGGTGATTGTTGTTCTTCTGTCGCTGCTGGTGATTGTTGTTCTTCTGCCGCTGCTGGGGGGTCTCCTCCTCCTCTCATAATCCTTCTTTTATTATTCTTACGACTAACCTTACGACTAACCATCTTATTATCGTCTCTTATACATATTCTCAATATTTTATTCTTCCAATATTGAGAATCCATTCAACCACGTTTTTTCAACGCCGTCTCGTAGAACGCGATTTCTTTCATCAATTCACGCCTCCACCCACCCCCTCTTCGGAAAATCCGCTAAATACTCCTCCCAGTCCTTCCACTCCGGGTGTTTCTTCATATGTTCCTTCACAATGAAGGGCGTCCCACACGGCGGCCCCCAATGCGCCAAAAACGACATCCGGCGAATGGACGCACTATCCGCGACTTTTGTGTCATAGGCGCCCACGGGTTTGAAGGGAGCGGAGGCAGAGCCGGAGCCAGAGGCAGAGCCATCCACTCCAGCTCCGCTTCCGCTTCCGTAGGAGTGTTTACAAATCGTCCGCGAATTCGGCGCCGTTTTTCCTAAATAATTGTCATAATGGTCCGCGATAATGCGTTTCACCACCGTCGTATCCAACCTCCCGCGATACTTCTCCGCCAGTTTCTCCAATTGGACGCGGCGGTTCCCGATACTGGACGTGATGTCACGAAATCCGTCCCCGGCGTCAATCATCCCCACACCCGTCGCGCCCGTCGATGCGGCCTTGGATGACAACGCGCCCGAGCATTCTATATTCCGAATTCTCTCGTCATAGGTTGAATTGAATCCCACAAAGAACCCGTCACGCGTCGTTTCTACATTTACGTAATTCAGTCCGAGTTCTACACGCATAATCCGCGGCTTGCCGCGGACGTCCCCGAACATCCACGAACACGCATAATCCCCCGAGTTCCGTTTCTGTAATCTCTCGGCATATTCTTCTAAAGTTCGCCCGTATTGCATACATTCGCGGATACGGCAGCAAATCGGGTCGCGCAGCCTAAAGGCATTGAATCCGCGGATGGTCGTCTCGGTGCCGATGATTCCCGCGCTCGTCACGAAGAAGTCGGTCATACTCCAGACACCCCCAGGCGCGCTCTGCATCACCATCGCGCACCCATCCCCCGCCTCCGGCTCTATCCTAAGGAGGACATTACAAAACTGTGCGTCCAGGAAATTGCTAAAGGAGGAGTGTCCGCATACAATCCCGCCGTCTTTCGTCCACCCCGGGCCGACGGCCATAATGAGCGAACACCGGTCCTTGAATTCGTCCAAGCGCGCGGCACGGGCGGAAAGTGCGGCGGGGTTGGCGGCGATGGCGTGTTCGTCGCGGATGACGTCTGCGTATTTCCCGCGGTATTTCGGCGTGTCAATATACCGCAACATGTGTGCGTAGAAGTAGGGGAGCGACATGTAGACGTTCACG